GACGAAACCCCCAAAGCAGATGCAGTACAACACATTTTAGGTCGGTGTGAGTTTGGAGTGTTTAACTTTCACTACTAATGCTCAAACGGATTTGGTACAATCACTAAAACTTCGTGAGCATACACGAGTTAATTTTAATTGGCATCGTGTGTGGCCAATGCAACCAACAACGGGTCGCACGCTAAGTCTCCAACTTTTGAAGAAAGAAGGACCTTTTCCAAATGAACCAAATTGGAAGTAGTGAAGCCATAATGGTGTGCATAATAATAGCGTATATCATGCATACTTGCAGTGAGTGGCTTACCATATTTGTGACGGTATTCCCCAAGAGTATCAACAATGACTTTGCCTTCGCCAAGTTGTGACTTGAGGGATTTTGAGAGTGCACTAAGAAGCGGATCAATCTGACCGTAATGTGCAAGAGTCTCACAAATCCCTCGAAGCCATGCTCTCTGATTCTGGGGGTTTCTATCAACCATATCATAGCAGAGTTTTCCGAGAAGTTTCCCAACTTTGGGTACTAAGATATGGGTGTTCCCTGATTTAAAGAAACGGGCTGAACAAAATTCGACATCTTCTTCCTGGTAACGAATGTGCGCTTCTACCTCCATACCAAACGTGGCATACTGCGCTTCTAAGCTACCATTAGTCAAAACCCATTTCAATTCCTTATCAGTTGTTACTGTCACACTATCATCCCCACAGATAATAGAAATCCATTTCCTACCTACACCATGTATGGAATATTTCATTGTTGCATTGACCAACGTGTCACCAAAACTAGTGTCAGGCCAGCCAGATTGCATGGTATAGGGTACCGAGTAAGTTGTGCCGTTGTTTGTGCGCCCAGTTGACTTCTTTCTTCTGAGGGCACGACATACTTTTCGAGGGAATCGCTTTTTGTAGTAACATTGCAAGTAAGTGAAAGCACCCTCGGTAAGGTGCATATCAAAGCGACTTTGATCATCCTCCAGGAAGATGACATGTTCTCCTGGATCACACATTGAGGTTATGCATTCAATGGATTTTGAAAATGCACCACCAATTTGATCATTATTTAGACCACATGTGTAGACGATCTGCTGTCCATTTAAAACGTCAGTTGGACAAAACTGTTTGGGTCGGAGCCCCTCACGCAACTCTTTTGCTCCAGTGCGTATACTCCGCCCACAGTCCAGTGTCATCTCAAGAGGACAACCTTGTATGAACCGTGGGTCTTTAAAGACATATTCATCCCGTGTCTTTAATGCGGTCTCCCTCTTAATAAAAGAGGAGGCCACTCGGGCGTACTCACCATAACCAAGCACAAACAATTTCAACAACTGATCTCTACGTCGCGGTATAAAGCTAGCCAACCACTTCGTTAGATTCATCCTTCTGCGTCTCCTAGTTTTACTAAGAATGAAGGGCAAAATAAGACTGGCAACAGTCTTCCAAGCCCGAACAACAGCATCAGGATTATTGTGCTGAGGGAGTCTCTTTCCAACTCTCCCCTCCATCGAAACTTGTTCATTGTGGGTGCAAGACCTAAATACGGTCGGAACACAATTCAATATGCCCCACATTCTCCTCACTCCAAATTTCGCATGGCATTCTGGATCTCCAGGATTAACATCATAATCGTCTTGTAATTCAACATTTTTGAACACATGATTGTCGCAGCAGACATCTGCATACACTTCAGTGCTCTTTGTTATATCTTCATTGAAAATACTGAGTTTCCAGGTGGTATCAAGTTTGTCCATGATCACGTTCCAACATGCATGAGCAACAATGGCATATCCATAATCAAGATGTGATAGGACAGAATGTCCAAAGAATCTTGCAACAAATATAATAACAGTCTTGAGAAATCCCTTACGCTTTCTAACCTCAAAGATAGCAATAATCAGAGACGGCACCAACCTAGCCGCTTTCGCCCAAGTGATTGAACGACTACTGAACATGAGAGGAAAAGTTGCATTGAATATAAACAATAAACATCTCTTCGCAGTCTCCTCTAATGCGGGACCCCAGGATATAGCCACTAAATAAATGAATAGTATCAAAGTCTTCATCAAGAACCCGATCTTTCTATCATCTATTAAAGAGTACGGCTGCATTGCCCTGAGATGGACCAACCCACTAATGGGGTTAACAGATTTAGGCAATTGCACGTGCCCAATTGGCCGCAAATTCCAAGCGGCCTTTATTAGGTCAATTTTTGAAAATGTTCTGAAGTCAACAGCCATGTTGATCTGCTTATCAGAAATCACTTTCAAAGTTTCAGAATGCACCTCCTGGTATATTCTACTAATTATGACAGATTCACTCTCAACTGTCTTTTCACGGAGGGCACTTTTTCGTGCTATAGCCCACATCGATTGTAGAACAACCTGCTCATCAGATTCAGAAGCCAAATCTCTCACAAAAAGCATGGATCGGCATTTTGATCTAATGTCTGCTAATATCTTATTCAGATCGTTGTCCACAGGATCATTGGGAAGGGCAATTGGCTGATCAACAACTTCAGGTTCATATGATTTAGGATCAAAGGGATTTCCACCAACAATGTTGGGTATCTTATTATGATCAACTGGTTGTTTTTCTGCCAAAGGTTTTGGTGAAGGTGGTGTGTTAACTGTGACGTCTCTTTTCTTAATCATAACACACAAGCAACCACGAATGTGGTTACACTTTGTTGGTTCATCTGATCCACTAGCACAGCCAGTAGGACCCTTACAATCACCATTATGAAAACACTCATCGCGTTGAATTGCAGCATAAACGCGCTTCATTGTGTTGGGGCAAAATCGAGACTGATGTGGTCCATGACATGTCCGACATCTAGCTCGTGACCCACCACGTGAACCACGTGGAGGGCCTTCCCCTGGATACCCAAGAGTCGAATCAAATTTATTCTTGTTACCACGTTTGTTCGACTTCTTGGTTCCCTTAGTGCAATTTGACAATTTAATTTTCTTCTTGTCCTTTTCGTGTTTTACCCTACCACCTTTTGCACATGAGTGTGGTTTGGGTGTCTGGTAGTCATCCAAACTATTGACTGTGGGCAGCATATGCTGTTCGTCCACACTTCCTCCCATTCGTTGTTGTTGTTTTGTATTTGTTTTGCTAGCACAACACGTTTAAAGGTTGATGATGTGCTAATCATACAACCTCGAGCGAAGCGACCGGGTCATTACACCAAGCCAGGAATTAGATTTTGGGACCCTATAGGCCCTAGGTTCAAAGTGATAAATACCACGACCTGTACGCTGACTAATAGCACATTCACATCAGTGTAGTAATGTTAGTTTTCCCAACACAAACAAGCTACACTGTGCATTGCACACCAGCGTCTATCCAATGAGAATGTCTGCAGATCCACCAAACTAAGATTCATGTTTACTCGACCTTCGCGTGACCCACTTTGAAAAGTGAAACCGTATGCGCTCACTAATCAAAATATACCCCACAAGGGGGGTTCGCAGTCCGTCTAGCATCCTTGTAGTGATGGATACAGGGCACCAGGCCCCAGACACCATCACAAGAACAAGTTTCCAGCTCAGCTCATGAAAATTATTTTGGCTACCACTGTAGCCCAGACATTCAAATGAATATTACTCCACACATGGAGGTCAGAGATTCTGACAAACACCGCCAAAGGGCGGCTAGAAAGCGTCTATGTGACGCAAAACATATGAGTTAACAACTGCTCATAACAGCATGATAATTTATTAATTTTATAAACTAAGAAAACTCATCGTATGTGGTAGAATATGGTGCAATATACGCATGAGTTGTAGTGGGTGTAACAGTAGAAGCAAAAGATGTAAGATTGAAAATGATTGATCCACCAGGTTGATTGAACGTGAAAGCAATGGCCTCCAAAATAGCTTCCGTTCCAGCATTTGACGCTGCATTGGAAACACCAAAGGTGACAACGGGAGTTACACTCGAACCGTCACCATCAGTGTACGTCAATCCAGTTGGAAGAAAAGCGGTGAACAGGCCAGTACCAACCACCCTAAGGTTGAGAATGTACCTACCGGCCCTGTTCAAAACAAGGGCACCAGAACTTGTGTTGTAGGAACTAAAAAGACCACCAGAAATGATAGGGGCAGTGCCAAAGGGTATGGCAACTGTGGAGCCAGTGGCAGTTCCATTGATATTACATGCCTGAATGTAAGCCAATGTCACAGGAGACACAACACGTGGAACAGATAGCACAACATCATAGTGAACCCAAAGTTTTCCATAACCGATTGATGTGCTACCACCACCTGTGTCAGTGATGTTCACATAAAAATTTCCACAGTCATATTCTCGGATGCTGGTACTACCTCCAGCAGTAAAGTTCCCATATCTATTGTATTTAGTCTTCATATCAGAATGTAGAGCACCTGCGTCCAAATAACACAATAGATTCTCCCATACAACACCGTCAACAGAGTCTTGGTAACTTCCAAGAGACTTTTCGTTGACAGGCTGTCTATCATCAGGATCATAATCGGGAGCCATTAAGATCGAGCCTTGGTTCGTAGTTGCAGTACGAGCAACATATTCAAAAGAAATTGAATTGAAAGTGTAACGTTCAAAACCAAGTGCCTGAGTGCTCAACCACGGAAAAGTTGAGGATAGGCCGGGGTTAATTGCATAAGTGAGCAAGTTTTGAAGAAATGTATTGGTACCAGTTGATGAAACTGTATCTAAAAGCTCACTATGAACAAAACGAGTATAGCCCTTCCCAGCAAAAATCATCGGCTGTTTTGACACAACAGTTTTGCTTTTAGCAATAGGCTGATAGACTGTTCTAGTTCTTCCACTCCTTTTATTAACTTTTTGAAAAGATTTATTATTCTTATTATTGCGATTTTTATTATTCCCAGGACCAGGTGTAGATGCTTCTCCAGATGTAAGGGCAACGACATCTTGGCCATGGTAAGAGGGTGATGAAAGGGGTGTGTGTGTAGGCGGAAGCAAATGACGGGGAATGCCATAGGGTTTGACTGGCTTCTGAAATAAATATGACAAGCCGGCATCAATGGGATGAACAACTCCCTCGTAAAATGCGTCCGTTAAGGCTGTCTGGATGACGCCAGACGGCCTAGATTGTCCCTCGAATTGATATTTCGATTTTCTATTGGATCGGGACATGTCCAATGATTCTTTATAAGTAATAGGTGCTGTGTAATTGGCGTCAGCAAACGCATAGGGTATACCTATTGGTCAGGAGAACCTCCACTAGTCACTAAGATGCATAAAGAAACACGAAGACCAACTCGTGTAATCAGCATAATGTATAACTAGTTCGGTTAAAATCATCAATGGGCATTGATGACTGCTACATGCCGAATGATGTGTGCATTCGACAACGCCTTTAAAACTGATTAGGCGGAAACAGAATCCCGGTGCACTAAAATGCACCACCCGGGAATGGTGCAAACGGATCATCATTAACCACACAGATCCTGTGGCACCCAATATCGCATTTCTTTTTGGCAGCCTTCTTGGCGGCCTTCTTCTTCGTTGCTATGGTGTAAGCCTCCTTGTATAGAAGCGTAGAAAGTTTTCCCCTTGAAGGGGCCCTTGTCGAAACAGTGGCCCTAAAC